TCTCTATTCTGATTTAAGTTACACCACCTGTAATGTAACTAATTAATCTTGAAGTTCACCTGTATTAGGGTCTACTTCTTTCATACCATTTTCAGTTTGTTCTAAACCATCTATGATATTTACATTTTGATTAGCAAGTCTATCTAACATAAACTTTCTAATTTGAGTAATATGCATATCTGCATTTTGGTGGTCTACCATATCTAGTTTATCACCAAGAAACTCTTCAATGTCTTCCCAATCAAGGTTCTTTCCAGTATCATACATATAAGTAACCAACTTATCATCTCCAGGGTGACAAGTTTTGTACCATTCGATAGCGTCGTCATTCAAAGTAAATGTTTCACTTTCAACTTCATACTCTATATTTTCGTATGCTACTTCGTTTAGTGCTTCTCTAAATGGTTCTGTATCATCAAATTCAGGTTCACCGCCTTCGATTAAGACTTCATTTAGATTTGTGCAGCAAGCATATGTATCATATATTTCGTGTTCTTGTTCGTAATAACTAATACGATAATCTGCATTTGCTGGAACTTCACCATATTCATATAGGTTTTTTGCTGTTGATTTTGCCATTTTATCATAGCAAGTATTTAGACCATTGTAAATATCAATAGCACTCAATGTTTGTGTATTAATATCCATTACATTCATTATTTTCCAGTAGTTAAAGAACATACCAGAAATAGAATCGATACTTGGTGCTTGTCTATCGTTGTCACCAAGTCTGTTATATAAGAACCACATAGTTCTATCTATCATTTTACTCTCCTTTTATTATTATTACAAGGATGGAACCCACTCCACACCTCACCTAGCGTATAACGCCGTTCGTTCCATCATTGTAATTATTATTATTATTAATCTAATAGCGTCATATACGCTTTTGCATTGTTATCTCTAAACCAATCTAATCCTTTTCTTACAATGTTTTGTAATTTAGGATTAGTCATATAACCAGGCATAAATTGTGCACCCATAATCATTGAGTATACACTTTCCTCTACTGGCGATAACCTATATGTTTCTTTTGAAAAAGGATTTTCTATTGTAAGCATTTCATGTCCTTCTTCCAAAAATGTAACTTGTTCCATACTGTAAGGAAATTCAGTATACTTCTCTTTACTGGTTATTTCTTTTCCTGTACCATCAATGTATGTTATATTATCTTTTTTCATTATTCATTTCCTTCCATTCCTTAATCCATTCTTTGACAATATCTATTTCCTCATTGAACTCGCCTTGCATTGTTATTTCATCAAGCGTTCCATCGTCATTTAGATATTGTCCTATTTTATATATTTCTTGTAACCAAAACCATGTTGAATGAGATTGTGCGTGTTCAAGTTTTTTATCTAAGAACCTTTCTATTTTCATCTATAACTCTCCTTATTATCATTATATTTATCTAACGCATATTCTGCTTCTTTGTTCCATCTTTCTTTTACTTTTTCTACTCTTGTGCGATACAATTCATCATTTTCATCATCATAATAAACAAGCCAAATTGTATCTCTATCTATTACTTCTTTACTTTTTATTTTCATATTATTATTCCTTATAGTTATTAAATTTTACTAGGGGTGTGTTGGCAAGGGAAAGGAAGTAAAGTGCCTATCACAAACACCCATGAAAAAACAAAACCTTGCCACACACTATAACTGATTAACTTCCTTTATTTAATCTACCCACGAAGGGGTCCATTGCATATTAAATGATACTGTAATCGTGCTATCTTGTTCTACTGCTTCGTCCAGTATCTTGATAACTTCATTACGCATATTTTCTATGCTTTTTCTTTCTGATTCTTGTTCTGCTTCTTTTACATAAGATTTATGTAAACTATCAGTTTTAGCCTTTTCCATATCAGAAAGTTCTGGTATTTCAGGTATCTCACTATCTTTTACCTTTTCTGGTGTATATTTTGATGATGTTACATTACTTGTTACTGGTTTGTATGTATCTGCAACCCAAGCCAAGTAAGTTGTAACACTTATTCCTAATACAACCACGATTAACGCTAGTTTATCTTTATTCATTATTTCTCCTCATTGTATTTAACTCTTTGGTAATAATCTGTTAATAAATAATAGATACTATCTTGATTCATTGTTCCAGGGTTTGTTGCGTGCATATCATCTGCTAAGTCCCAAAAACCTCCAGAATACGATTCATCTGTTTCCTCTGTCAATACATTATCATTGTATTTTTTGAAACAAGTATCTAATTGTTTATTAAAGTCTGTTTCTGCCCATTTTATTATTGCATTCTTATACATTATTTTTCTCCCATACATATGCTTCATAGTATTTTTTTAAGTATTCTTTTTCTATATTGATATTTTCTAATGTATCAATAGTTTGTTGTCTTTCTTTTTCTCTAAGTTCTTTTGCTTTTTCTGTTGTAATCATTATTTCTCCTTTCTATTAATCCAATTTCTTTCTGTGTTATATAACCACCTTAATTGTCTATATCTTTCTATTTTGTAATCTATCCATTTCATTATTTTTTCCTTTTTTTTGTTTAATGTTCAAACGCAGATTGGAACTGAGTAGCAACTTCAGTTGTTCTTATGTTTTCCCTGTCCTTATTCCTAATTATAATATTCTCTGCTTTTCTATGCTATATCCTCGTCTGTTTTTACACACGAATATTATAATATTATCAGAACCCTACAATGCTCGTTTCATTATTTTGTCCTTTTTTTGCCTGTGAATATACGAAATAAAAGGGAAATAATCTATGACTATTCCCCTAATATTTCTTGCCTCTTGTAATTCTTGTAGAATACAATATTTATGCCAACCAAGGCGTGGGATTCGAACCCTTTTCTTAGAACCGTCGTTCATATCTAAATATTATATTCTACAAATGTAATTCTATTAACAAGCATTGTCCCTTTATAAGATAGATTCCTGCTTTATGCCTTACAATACATAAAGTTTCTCTTGTAAGATTATGACTATCTGTTAGACAATGCTTATTAATGTATTAATTATGAGCAAACACTTTGTTACTCTCAATACTATTTCTATTAAACATTGCGTCATATTGCATATGGTCAGATAATGTTCTTGTTACCTGTTCTGCTGTATGACAATGGTCCTGTATATGTGTTAATAGTCTTACACTATTTACTTTACTGAACCTGAATAAACGCTGTCCTGTTTGCACATTCCAACGATTATTTAACTCACATATTAAATGATATCGTATACTTTTCATAGTTTTTTCCTTTTATTACATTTTTTTAATTGTAGGGTATTTAAAGTGCATAGAGACACGAATGCCTCTACACACTATGAAGTTAATCCTCTACTTCAACTGATACATTAGTAGTGCTACCAGTATTAGCAACATATGCTACACCTGATAACTGTTTATACTGCTTATCATACTTGAAGTCGTAGATACGCAATTCCTTTGAAGCAAGCAGATGTTGATTGACTGCTGTTTCATAAGCAGATTGCTTATCATTCTCTACGCCTCTAACTTGAACTAATGAACCATGACCTGCTTGTTTAGCAGTCAATGGTAGCACATCATATGATACATTACCTTTATCATCTTTTGATTTCTTAAAACGCTTAAACTGAATATTTAAATCTATTAACATATTTATATTCCTTTATATTTATTATTATTATTAAGTGATTACATTTTAAGAAATGCAACCAATACAGAAGGCAGATAAAACTACACGACCTTCTCAATGTAAACGGATTATAACGAAATATTAAATTTCAACGAAAATAAAGAAATTAAACCAAAATAGAAGGCGGGTAGTTTTACTATATATCACGCACACACATTCTAGTTGCATTTTTGAAAGTTAACCCTTAATTTTATGTATGAAACGTAAAAAACAGCAATTAGAGAAATTAGATAAAAAAACTGGTAAATGGATAAAAGTAGATTTAGAAGAAGCTAATGAAGAAATGATGCTAATTTACGATAGAATGGAAGCTGAGTTAGAAATATCAGCTAAGATAGAAGCTATGAAACTAGGATTATATAAAATTAAAAAAAAAGATTGACTAATTAGCTAATTTAAATACGTTTATGTATAAACTACGAATATATTAGCGATTAATTATCTTATTTATACCCTACATTAGGAGTGATATGAAGAAACCAAAGAATAAGTTAACGTACAAACAAATGCTAGGCATTATAGCACAGATGGATAAAACCGTTCAAACCTCGCAATCTATAGTTTTCAACCTAGATAAGTTATTGCAAGAGTATATTGAGTACAAAAAGGAAACTGAATCCTTTAAAAAATTTTTAGAAAAAAAATATGATAACAATAACGAAGAAGTTAAAGAGAAATAACTTCCAACCACAAACGTTTCGTGTGTATACTAAGGCAGAAGCTAAGGGTAAGGGCTTAAAATGGAAACATTGGGGGGAAGCAAAGGAAGGTGAGTATGGGATATCAGACGATGGGTATGTTGCTGAGTGTATATATCGCAAGGTATATGGCGAAAAAGTGGAATATACCTACCCCTACGGAAGGCAATGGCTTACGGCGTGGGGTAAATTAGAGTTTGAACCGCATTGGAGGTCTAATAATTTTAGTACAGTGTCTACTAAGAGCTATAATGACCTTGAAGTACAAAAAAAAGGTGCAGATATAGCTATGGATGCGTATATAGCGTACAAAATGGCAGGATTATCGCCAGATTGGGAAAAAATAGGTAGATTGTATAGGCCTGACCAGAATAATCCCGTTATTGCTGCGAAAAGATTATTTAAAACGAAACAGGTAAAGAAGATGATACAGGATAAATTGAAAGATATTTTGATTGATAAGGATATTGATGAAGGATTTGTACTAGATGTAATAAAAGATGCTATTGAAGTAGCTAAAGTAAAAGAAGACTCTGGTAATATGATACGAGCAGCTAAAGAGCTGTCAGAGTTTTTAGATATGAAACCTAAAACAAAACAGGTTACAGAGTCTTTAGAAATGGATATGTCACATCAAATTGCAGATAGTTATGAAACGCAAACTAAAAAGTTAAAAGCTACACAAACTAGGCAATTAGATGAAGAAGACAATAGTAATATCGGGAAAGAAAACAAATCTAAGTGAATTATTAGCAGTATTGCTAGAGGTCGCAGAAGATTTTAAAGTTTCCATAATCGTAGAGGATTAATGGATAAAAAGAAAATATTATTAGAAATGCAACAAGATATGTTGTTATTTGGGCGTATGGTGATGCCCAATATGTTTAGTAGTGAATCACCACCCTTTCATTATGACCTAACTAAGGAACTACTCAACAATGATGAAAAGCAAATAAACATTATTGCTCCTAGAGGTCATGCAAAAAGTTCGGTAGCAGCTGGGATATTTCCTTTGTTTCATTTAATGTTCACTCCTGGTGTGAAGGTAATCGTATTGGTTTCCCGAACACAGTCCCACGCTACCAAGCTTTTAGGTACTATTAAAGATGTATTAGACTATTCTAAGGAGTTTAGATACTTTTTTGGATATTGGGGGATGCAATCTGCTAGGAAATGGACAAACACCGAGGTAGAGTTAAAAGATGGTAGCTTAATTGTATGTAAAGGTACAGGTCAACAGATACGTGGTATCAAACACGGAAATCAACGACCTACTCTTTTAATACTTGATGACCCTGAAGATGAGAATAATACTAAGACTTCTGAGGCAATGGAGTATAACTTGCGTTGGTTACTACAATCTGGTGTTCCATCGGTTGACCCGTTGACAGGGAGGATTGTGGTGATTGGTACTCCTCAACATGAACGTTGTTTGGTGGAAACTTTAAAAGAAATGAAGGGTTGGAACACAAAAGAGTATAGACCAGTGTTAGAAGATAATTATAGTTTATGGCCAGAAGTGTGGCCCGTAGAGAAATTAAAAGAAAAAAAAGAAGAACTAGAAAGTATTAATCGATTATCAGTGTTTTACAGGGAATACCTTTGTCAGATTGTTGGAGATGAAGATAATTTATTTAGAAAAGACGACCTAAAATACTACGAAGGATACGTAGAAAAAGATGAGCAAGGGTTGTCAACTCTCATCCTGACGAACCTTAATGGTGAGGAAGTAGAAGAGAGGAGACCTGTAAACGTGTTTACTGGTGTCGACCCTGCATCTAGTACAAAGAAAGGAGCTGACTACAGTGTCATATTTAATATTGCTGTCGATGGGGATAATAATAGGTATGTGCTTCCTTACTTTCGTAAGAGAGCAACGCCGTTGGATTTGGCAGATTCGATTATTAATAACTTCAGAAATTACAAAAGCACTAAAACACGTATTGAATCGGTTGGGTATCAAGAAATGCTTAGACAATATATCAAAGAACAAGCAGCAGAACTAGGTATGTTTATACCTGGTTTAGAAATAAAAGAAAATCCCAGAACTAGTAAATCATACCGATTAGAAAGTTTGCAGCCATTATTTGCAAACGGTAAAGTACACATACAAAAAGATATGCAAGCATTTGTTGACGAGTGCACTTTATACCCTAGGGGTAAGCACGATGACTTGTTAGATGGTTTCTATTATGCAAATAAAAATTGTTATAAACCAGCACATAAGTCAGAAGAAGTTAAACAAAAGAACCCTTGGAATAGAAAACCTAGTAAATCTTGGAAGTTATTGTAAATAATCCTTGACAAGAAGCTAAAAATTCCCGTAATTTTGCTATAGTACGTTTATGGATAAAAACAAGTATTATTTAACTTTTAATGAATTTATTCACAAGTTAGATAATTTAGATAAGGTAGAAATACCAAAAGGATACATAGCAATAAATGCCAAAAAAAATACAAAAAAGAATACAGGCAACCAGGAAACAAAATAAAAAAGACCTAGAGTTTGTTTTTGATTACAAGACTGGAGCTATAAATCAAAAAGAAATCCATGAAGAAGTACAAATAACCAGAGAGTTATTTACTGATTATAAAAGTGCTAGAGAACAATGGGCACAAAAATTTCAAGAATCTGTAGAGTTTAGAGCTGGTGCTCAATGGTCAAATGAAGAACGTGATGTTTTAGAACAACGTGGACAAGCACCTATAGTTGTAAACAGAGTACATCCTATCGTAGAGACTGCTAAATCTTTACTTACATACAATTCACCTCAATTTCGTTCAACAGGTCGTGAAGATTCTGACAGACAAACTGCTTCTGTATTTTCTGATTTATTTCAGTATATATGGCAAATATCGTCTGGAGACGAAGAATTAAAACAAGCTATTGACGATTACTATGTTGGCGGTATGGGAGTTTTACAAGTATTTCAAGACCCTGATGCTGATATGGGTAAAGGAGAAGTGTATATCAAATCCATAAATCCATTAGACGTATATATAGACCCAAATGCAAAAGATACTTATGCTCGTGATGCTGCTCATATTATTGTTACTACTTATATGACAGATGAACAAGCAATGCAAATATATCCTGAGTTTACAGATATAATTGAACAATCTAATTTGCATCCTGACGAAACAGACGAACATCCTGTTACAAATTTAGCAGCAACAGAAGGACAAGTATTTAGTACAGACGGAACTGAAACTGTTCACAATAGAAGGCAATACATAGAACGTTACTGTAAAGAGCGACACGCATACTATAATTGTTACGAACCTTTCTCTCAACAAGAACATTTGTTGGATATGGATGAATATAATGAATACATACAAACATACTATATCAAAGTTAAAACTGTAAAAGGCGAAGAAGTTATATTGTTTGAAGAAGAATCTGTAGAAGATATGTTTAAGATTATAGAAAAAGATGGTCCAATGTTTCATTATGTTTTACCTGACTTAGAATACGACCAAAGTGGACAACCTGTTCCACAACAACCTATAAGAGTTCCTGGAGAAGAAGATGAAAACAGTATTCCTGGTTCAACAACTTTGTTAATTCCATTAACAGTAGAAGAGTTGATAGGAATGGGTGAAATTGTTTCAAATGAAATAGAAGAATGCAGAGTAAAGCTTGTAGTAAGTGTAGGAGATAAACTTTTATACGAACGTTTACTACCAACAGAAGAGTACCCTATAATTACATTAATGAACATACATCACAGAAATCCATATCCAGAATCTGACGTAAGATTATACAGACCTTTACAGGAATATATAAATAAAATACGTTCATTAATTATAGCACACGCTAGTACAAGTACAAACGTAAAGCTATTAATACCAAGGGGTTCTGCAGATTTAAATGAAATTGAACAAGAATGGAGTAAAGCGGGAACTAGCGTTATTGAGTTTGACGCAGAGTTAGGTGCACCGATTGTGGCTGGCCCAGTCCCATTACCAAATGAGCTTTATAAAAATGAAGCTGATGCCAAATATGACCTAGAATATGGATTTGGTATTTTTGAATTAATGCAGGGTAGTGGTAAAAGTGCACCGTCTACTTATAGAGGAACGTTAGTTGTAGATGAATTTGGCCAGCGTAGAATTAAATCAAGAAGAGATGATATAGAAGGAATGTTGAATCAAGTTGCTAAAGTAGCAATACCATTAATGCAGCAATTATATACAGAAGAAAAAGTAATTAGACTAGTACAACCTAATGGAACAGAAAAAGAAGAACGTTTCAATTTCTATAAACAAATGGATAATGGAGATGTTGAAAGATTTCATGACATTGGAGTCGGAAAGTATGATGTAGTAGTTGTATCTGGCTCTACATTACCTACAAATAGAATGGCACTGTTAAATACTTATATGGAAATGTATAAGATGGGATTAATAGACCAAACAGAAGTATTGAAGAAATCAGAACTTGTAGACTTAGAAGGAGTGCTAGGAAGAGCAAGTCAAATGAAACAATTAATGCAACAAAATGAAATGTTGCAAGAAGAATTAAAACAAGTTAAGGGTGACTTACAAACAGCACAACGTGAAGAAGTACACGCTAAGAAACGACTTGAAGTAGAAAAATTCAGTGGAGAGTTAGACAAAGTTTCTAACAGAGCTGATATGGCAACCACGCTTTATAAAGCAAGGTTGAACGATGCAAAACAACAGTTGATGAGCTCGTCACCTGGCGAAATGGAACAAGAAGAAGATATTTTTGAGCCATTAGACAAGGACGAGAGTTAACGAGGAGAAAACAAAATGGAAAACAAAACAATGGACACAATGGATGAGCAAGTAGTAGACGGCCTAACGACTGAGCCAACTGCTAGTTCTGACGACATTTTTAACGAAATATTTGGACAAGCACAAGAACAGGTTGCTCCTGTCGGCCAAGAAGTAGTTCAAAATGAAACTGAAGAAACTCAATCTGTTATGGAACCAAAGAGCGACCCTGACCAATTTCAATATTGGCAAAGTCAAGCTGATAAGAGACAAGCAGAAGTAGATATGTTAAAATCACAAATGGCAGATGTTATGTCAAAAGTGAATCAACCTGATACGCCTGTTGCTCCAGTGGAGAAGGAAACAGTTTTAGAAAAACCTGTTAAACCAACAAAGCCAGCTGATTTCGACCGCTCTGAAGCTTTAACTGACCCTGATAGTGCATCAGCAAAGTATTTAGCTAGCCAAGAATCTTATTTAGAATCTATGTCAGAGTATGTAGCAAATTCAAATGAGCAAGTTATGGCGAGTATGACAAGAGCACAAAAAGAACAAGAGATTGCTTCTAGGAATCAAAAAGTTATATCTGACTTACAGTCAAAATATAGCTATACTCCTGAGCAAGCTAATGACTTTTTAGACCAAATGTCATCACCAGAATCATTATCGTTGGATAATTTAGTACAGTTACATCAGTTGAAATTGAACGAAGGTTCACAACAGGTTACACAGATAACCCCAGAAGCTCAACAAAAAGCTGCAGTAATGAAACAACGCAATGAAAAGCTAAGTATACCTAAACCTATCGGAGTACAGCCAGGAGCTAGTGACCAGTCGCCAAGTAAAAACGTAGAAGATAAAATGATGGATGCGATGATTGGAAGTTTCAATAAGCGTAATCCATTTTAATTTAAGGAGAAAAAGCGATGAGCGACGTATATTCAAGTAGCATCGGTGTAGGAATCAACTCCAGTGGGCAGGGGATTTCTATCGATGACAACAGACGAATGTTTAATTTCGGCGAAAGAATTGCTGAATTAAACCCAGCTGCATCACCTTTCTTTGCATACTTATCAAAAGTAGCTAAAAAACCAACAGATGACCCTGTTTTCAAATTCTTGGAAAAAAGACATCAATGGCAACGTAGAAACTTTAAAGTAACTTCTGCTGTAAGTGCAAAAACATGGTCATCAAGTGACGCAAGTCTAAACATTGTAGATGGCGACCAGTTATTCCTTTCAGTGGATTACGATGTGTATGGAAGAAAAGTTGCAGGTTCAACAAAAAAACCAGAGTTCCTAACAGTAGGACAAACAATAGCATTACAAGGTCTTTTCAAAGCTAATGGTTCAGGTAGTGGAGATGCTGTAATAGTATATTACAGAATTGACTCACTAGCTGATGCAGACGCAACTAAGAAAGACGTTAAAACTGCTTCATTTATTAAAGCTCTATACATTCCAACAGAGACTGATAGTGACAATGACCCTGAGTTATCAGGTGCAGTTACTATTGACGCTAACGATACTTTACAATTTGCAGCTGATGCAGAAGGTCAAGTAATTGGTTCAGCACACGCTGAAGGCGGAACAGCTCCAGACGGATGGAGAGATGAGTTCTATTCAAGAGAAGGATACTGTCAAATCTTTAAGACTGCAGTACCTCTATTCTCTGGTACTTCTTTAGCTACACGCTACAGAGGTGACGCAAACGAATACATGAGAGTATATCAAGAAAAACTTATGGAACATAAGATGGACATTGAGAATGCTTTATTATTCGGTTACGGTTCAGTTGATGAAACATCAACATCACAATCACGTAAAACATGGGGTATTTTACCTTATGCTGAAATCTATGGAAAAACTAAAACTTTTTCATATGCAAGTTCAGGTTACGATGAATTTGTGGATGCTATGTCAGATTTATTTGACCCAGAATCAGGAGCAGGTGGCCAGAAGATGGTTATGGCTTCTAGAGGAATTATGAACTGGCTTAACAAACTAGGTAGTACATCATTCTTAGGAAACACTATGGCTTATGCAAATAACCCATATAAAGTTGGTATCGAAAAAGGTAACCAACTATTTAATGGTGTTCCTGTGACAACAGTTGATACCCTTTATGGTACACTCAACTTTGTGATGCAACCACTATTTAGAGGTCCTTGGGCAAACCATGCTGTAGTTGTTGATTTAAACAACGTAGCATATAGACCACTTGCTGGTAACGGTGAGTCTAGAGACACTCAGATTATTACAAACGTACAAAACAACGATGTTGACGGAAGAAAAGACATGATTCTTACAGAAGCAGGTCTTGAAGTTCAATTACCAGAAACACACGCTGTTATGAAGTTTGCATAATAGTTGAATAAGGGGGAGTTGAAATATACTCCCCCAAAGAATTTTAAAGGAGAAAAATGAGTTTTCAAACAGATATAGAAGCAATAACAGGAAGCATTAGTAGTTATACTACAGAAGCAGATTCTTATTTAACAGAAGGTGTTAAGTTTATAGTAAAATATATTATGAACAACGAAGAAATAGAACCTAAGTTAACTACAACTACTGATTTAGATGGTAGTGGAGCTACTTTACCATTAGAAAATGTTATGAAAGTATGTAGCGTTACACGTAGTGACAGTGTAAGAAGTAGAATATGCGATGAAATAGACGCTAGAGAAAGACATGATTTAGATGATGCTAATAGTATTTATTATACAAGTAAGCTTGACCCTAAATATTATGTATTAAATAATACTTTACATGTATATCCTACTCCTACAAATACAGAAGCTGCTGCAGTAGAGCATATAACTCCAGATTCTAGTGTTTCAAGAAGTACAAGCACTATATCTAATTTACCAGCAGAGTTTTATAGAGGTGTTGTTTTATATGCGTCTCAACAAATGTTAAGAAAATTTTTAAATGTGAAGAATACTACACTTACAAATTTAACCAATGGGTTAGGTTCTATTAATCCGCCATCTAGCGACAATTTAATATCTACTATAATTTACAATGGTCCAGATAATGCAGACGTTGGTAATGGTGCTTCTGCTACCGTGGTAACTAATAGTGAAGCTATAGCTGCAACACAAAAAATAGATTTAGGAGCAGCACCATTATATGATAGTAGCAATACTAGTGCAGTAGATTTTACAACAGCTAATATTGGGGTAGATGCTTATTTAACTAACGAGGATGTGGAGTTAGCAGGAGTTGCATTAAGCAAGGCATCACAGCAATTACAAGATTTTCAAGCTGATATACAAGTTAAGGTTAATGAGTTTAATGAAGCAAATGTTTCATATCAAGGTAATTTAAGAGCAGAGCTAGATAAAGCACAAAGAGATTTACAAGCAAATATTGCAGATGCTAGAAACGATTTAGCGGCAGCACAAGCTACTGCACAATTAGCAACTAATGTATCTGTACAAAATCAAGCTGAAAAATCTCAAAGAAAAATAACAAATGCTTTGCAAGAAATGCAAGCATTGATGGCAACAAACCAATCAAATGTACAAAAATATCAAGCAGATTTACAGAAATATGGAGCAGAAGTTCAAGAAGCAGTACAAGATTATACATTAAATTTTCAAGAAGTAGTACAAGATTATAACTGGTTAGTACAACAACATCAAATTGTATCGCAGGACTTAGTGTTGTTTTTACAACCTTACGTAAAATTAGGAGCAAAAAATGAAGTTACAACAAATGATAGACCAAGTTAAAAAACATCATCCAGACTTAGGTAGTAACGAAATTATAGTAATGTTAAATGATGCTTTAGATGAATTTAGTGCAAGAACATTATTGCTAGAGGAAGCTACTCAGTTTGACACAGTAGCAAATCAAAGATATTATGGATTAAAAGAATCTATTTTAGAAATTAAATCAGTAGATATACAAGATGAAGATGGTAATGATGAAAGTATTAAAAGATTAATAGGTAGACCAAAATATAGGGATTTAGACAATGTCCAATAATCATTCAACTTCATACAATAGAAATATAAAACAAAATGTATATTGGGTAGAAAGAGATGCTATTGGCATAGCACTATACGACCCATTAGCTACAGAGTTAAATAGATTTACAAGTCTTTCAGTAGTAAGAACTGTTACACTTTATTATTATAAAAAATGTGCCCATTTTAATACATTGGATTCTACTTCTTCAACTATGGGAGAAGATTGTGAATTACCAGAACAATTTCATCAATATATTGTTGATAAAGCAATACAAAAAGGTTATGAGTACAAACCAGAGTTAATACAAATGGCACCGTATTTTGAAAGAAAATTTGAAAAAGGCGTTAAGGAAGGTAAGATGTATGCTAATAGAGGTCGCATTAGTGGGACTAGACATATTAGACAATCTAGTTATTAGGGGAAATTATGGCAAATAAATTAATTATTAAAAATTCTGTAGAACCACAAATACATACTACAGAAACTGTAGATACAAAAACATATACAAAATATAGCATTGAAAAAAATGTAGATAAAAATGGCGGAACATTTGAAACTACATTTGCTGATGCTAAAGCTAGGAAGATGGTAGGAGTAATTAATGTAACTGGTTATACTGCATTAGAAACTAATGCTGCTGCATTTGAAGGAACAGCCACTACTAGTGGTTCTGCTCCTAGTACAGTAAAAGCATTTTATGTTAAGTATGATAGTGTTGTTGGTACTGTAAATAATATAATAGTAAGAATTAATAGTCAAGACATGGCACATTTGTCATTGGGTGAATCGGTATGTATACCTGTTCACAATCTTGCTATAGCTAATTGTAAAATAAAAGCGTCTGCTTATCAAGATGGAGTTCATGAGGCAACAGCTACTATAGTACAGATAGGCGATTAATGGCTAATAATTGGAGAAAATATCAATTTGGATTAGCTTCATTATCAGATAATAATGGAGAATTTAGCGAATTAACTGATTCGTTTGATGACAATATAAACGATAGTTTTACAGATAGAGAAACACGATTTGATGTTTCTAAAGTAGATAAAAAAAGTGTAACGTCTACAATGACTGATAAAGAAACAATAGTAAATGTAAACATTTTTACAGATAAAGAAACTGTAATTAAACAACCAACTATTTTTACTGAAAAATCAACAGTAATTAATAGTTCAATATACAACGATAGGTAGGATATAATGGGTGGAAGTTTATCAAAACCAAATAAAATAAAGGATGTATACAAAAAAATAGTTTTTTTTGATGATAATAAATTAAAAATTGATAACGGTACGGTTGACGTAGTTATAACAGATGCTGAAAACTTTGGAGAAGATACCGTTGCAGAATTAACTGATACAAACATTACAGCACCTGCTAATGGAGCAGTGTTAAAATATGATGCAGCATCAGGTAAGTGGATAGACGACAATGACATAAATGGTGGAACATTTACATAAAGGGGTAAAAAATGAGTAATAGAATTAAATTAAAAAGAAATAGTGCTAGTGATTACGATAGTACAACGAGCTTTCCATCTGGTTTGCATTATGGTGAAGTAGCATTTCAAAATTATTATAAAAGATTATACATAGGAAAGTTAGATAGTAATACCACAGATAGTAACGCAGCTACTGTACATTTACCATTATTGTCTGATTTAACGTATGGTGATGGTATATCTGGAACTATAGCTTCTGGAGTTACTGATAATAGTGCAACAATAGCTTTAGATATTGGAAATATTAATACGGCTATAACATCAGGTTTGCATAACAGTCAAGACCATTTTGCATTATCAGATAATGGTTCTTTGAAAAAAATTACATTCGGTAATCTTAAAAATGCAATATACGCTGGAGTTACTGGAGGAGATGTTGTTATAGCTTCTGGAGGAGCAGCAACAATTCAAGCTGATTCTGTTGAAGGAACAATGTTAAATACCAATGTAGCAGATACTTCTACAATAGAATTATCAAGTGATACTTTATCTGTATTGAAGGTACCAAATGCATTAACAGCAGGAACTGGTATAACGGCAGCTGGAACATTTGACGGAGCTGCAGCTAGAACTATATCTATAACACCAGGGCAAACTGCTATTACAAGCGTAATGAATGCTAATTTAAAAGTTGGTAGCGCAGCAGATGACCATCATATGGATTTTAGTACTGACAACGAAATTAGATTAGGTTCTAATTCTGTTGTATTTTTAAAAATAAAAGATGACACACAGAATGAAGTTATTATTGGAGACGGAACTGCTGATGTAGATTTTGTTGTAGATAATACTTCTGGTAGTAATGCATTTAAGGTTCAGGCAAGTGACGGAGCAGTTACAATAGCTGGTGCATTAACTGCTGGTTCTTTCAGTACAACAAATTTATTTGGTACAAATGTAATAGGAAATGTATATAAGTTTAATAATGGTGGAAGTGCTGGTAATACTGCTTTTACTATTGCGTCATCTGGTTCGGTAACTTTTGCAAAAGCTTTAGGGTTAGACCATAATTTAACGATAAAACCATCTGCAGGTTTATCTGGTTCTATATTAAATTTGCAAACTGCTCAAGTAGATGTTGCAAGTAACGATATAATAGGTAGTATAAATTTTTCAGCACCAGATTCTACAGCTACTGGAGATGCTAGATTATTAGCAGCTAGTATTGAAGCTGTTGGAGCAGCAACTTTTAGCTCTACTTCTAACGCTACAAAACTTAGATTTAAAGTAGGTAATAGTGAGACTGCATCTACTGCAATGACTATTGATAATAACAAGAAAGTTACTATTGAAGGAGATTTGCAAGTAAATGGAACTACTACAACTATCGAATCTACTGTTGTTAAGATTGATGACCCTATATTTACATTAGGTGGTGCATCAACTGCAGGTTTAGATGACGGCAAAGATAGAGGTATAGAGTTCAAATGGAATAGTGGAGGTGCAAAAACTGGATTTTTTGGTATGGATGATACAGACAATACATTTATGTATATAGCTGATGCATCAGAATCTAGTGAAACATACACTGGAACATTAGGAAATGCTAAGTTTGGTTCGGTTGCAGCAAGTGCAGTTACAGGTGCTACTATTAATTGCGGTACATATTAAGGAGTTAAATGTCTAATACTATACAAATTAAACGTGGTAGCGGCACACCCTCTACTAGTGACCTTGCTCAATATGAATTAGCATACGACTATACAAATGACAAGCTGTATATTCACGACCCTACTAATTCATCTGGTAATGAAATAGTAGAAGTTGGTGGTGGCGGTGCATCCACATCTGGTTCTAACAATCAAGTACTTACTGACGATGGTTCTGGTGGTATAACTTCTGAAGGTAGTCTTACTTTTAATGGTAGTTTATTAACTAATACTGGAGATATTAGAATCCTTACTGGTAGTTTAGGTGTAAATACAAATGCAAATAGTGCAAATGGTAGAATAGCAGCAACATCACACATTGAAGCTGGTGTAGGTAGTGGAGCTATTGGATTAACTATTAATGATGGCGGTGGTAACTCTAATGTTACATTTAACCATACTGGTAGAGTGCCAGAACAGAACGGACAAGCTGCAAGAATTGAAGTAAATACAGATGCTACCTCTACAGAGGGATTAATGTATTTTGAAGTGTCAAGTGCAGATGTTACTTCTGGAAGTGCAATAACTTTGCCGAATGCTATGACTCTTGCTCACGACTATATGGATATTCCGTACAGATTAAGACATATGGGGGATACAGATACATATCTTCAATTCGACAACAATAGAATTAGAATATATGCTGGTGGTGGTTTATTTCTTGACTCTAATAACACTTATTTAACTTCATCTGGAACAGCAGCAAATTCTACTTTATTAAATAATTTAGGAGCTGGTAGCTTTTTAAGAAGTGATGCTAATGACACTTGGAGTGGTAATATATCTACTACTAGTACCAATGGTATTCGTTTTGGTAATGCAAATCAAACAGACACTAATGACGGATTCATTGCAGCTGGTAGATTTGCAAGTGGATTAAATATTGTAGGAACACAGACATCTGCTGGTACTGGTAGACAAATAAGAATATATGGAGATTTAATTGATAGTGGTGGAACTGCCTATCAAAAAGCTACAACATTTACTGCTAATGGAATGTTGTCTACAAGAGGAACTAGTGATAGAGACGGTGTAGGAGATTCTGCTGGATTAACTATTAGCTATTCTCAATCAACTGGAAGTAATAAACCAACTGGAACAGACCACTCTTTATTAACAATGTCATATAGTAGTGCTTGGCAAAATCAAATAGCTCAAGATTGGCGTAATGACGGTCGTATGTATATTCGTGGACAAAATAGTGGAACTTGGAGTAGTTGGCATCAAGTATTTAGTGATGATGATGTGATTCCGTCTGCTAACTTAGACTCAGATACTGCACATTTATCAGGCACTCAAACATTTAGTGGCAGTAAAACATTTACAAACTCACTTAACTTATCTAGTGAATTAAACTTTACAGGTAATGGTAATAAAATTATAGATGTTGAAACCTTAGCTAATAGTAATAATTTTACAATTAGACACCATAATCCAAGTGGTAATTTATTTGAAAATGCTATAAAGTTTACTGCTAATGCAGGTGCAGAAATTTATTATAATGGTAGCAAAAAATTTGAAACACATAATGTAGGTGCAAGTGTTACTGGTTATAGTGCTGCATCAACACATTTTCAATTAAACTTTTCAGGTAGTAGTAATTGTTTATTAAAAATTGTTAATAGTGGTTGGAGTAACGAAACTACACACGATATTTTATATAATTATTGGTCATCAAATATAGGAGATTATACTTATTTAAAATCTGCTGGTAATTCTACTTCTGGACATGGTATAGCTTTAGTAGGAGATACTTTATTTGCAGTAGGAGATACAACTGTTGCAACTGGTCCTGTAACTAATAGTGCTACTGCTCCATTTACAGATACTTGGTTTACTGTTAATGGTTCTGGTAATGCAGTTTTAAAAGGCTCTTTAACTTTAGGTTCAGCATTAGCAATTTCACAAGGTGGTACTGGTGCTACAAATAACCACAATGCAAGAATTAATTTAGGATTAGGTACTTTAGCTGAGTTAAATCAAGTAACTGCAGCAACAATAGCAGATAATAATGTAGGTGCAGACGAATTAGACGTATCAGGCGATGGTACTAATGGACAATATTTAGCATCAGATGGTGCTGGTGGATTTAATTGGATTTCACCTGTAAGCAGCACTAATGCTGGAACATTAGATAATTTAGATTCAACACAATTTTTAAGAAGTGATACTAGTGATACTGCTGCTGGTAATATTACTTTTACTGGTAAACTATTAGGAAATACATCTACAACAGCTATACTTAACGGAGGTAGTTTTACAAATTTAAATACTGCATTTTCTAATGACATAGGAACATCAAAAGCAGCTGGATTACAACCATTTAGATACAGCAACAATTCTTCAAATACTCCATTAGGTGGTGGTGGCTCAATGCAAAACAACGCTAATTGGGGATTAAGTTTATACTCACACGGAACTGGTGGTAATGGTAATTACGGATTACAGATGTCTGGTGGAGATAATGACAATCAATTATTTTTTATAAGAAGAGTAACTAATGGTAGTTTTGGTAGTTGGTTTGAAATGTGGCATAGTGGTAATGACGGAACTGGTAGTGGTTTAGATGCAGATTTATTAGATGGATTGCAAGGTTCTGCGTATTACAGCTCTTCTAATCAACCAGATATATCAGATATTACGGGAGTAATAGAGGGAACAAGTTTTTCAGGAACTTATCCTGTAGTATTTAATATTGGCGGAGCAAATCGTTTATTCTCAGAAGATAGCATTACTTTTAATGGAAGCACTAATGTATTAGCTATAAGTGGGAATACAGTATGGCACGCTGGTAATGACGGAGCTGGTAGTGGTTTAGATGCAGATAATTTAGATGGCACGACTTGGACTGCTACAAACAAAACAGTAAGGTGGGATAATGGTAGAGGTTATCACGGTAATCCAAGAAGTATGGCTATTGGATATTCTGGTGGTAATTATGGACAATTTGGATACAATATAGATTTTACTACAACATCTGGTCAACATACTGCAGCTTTTACTGATATTGCAACTCGTGTAGATATGCACGACGGATTAAGATTATATTCAAGCGTAAGCAATGCAACTGGTGGTAGCACTATTAGTTGGACTGAATATTTAAGAGTTCAAAATAGTAACTTTTTATACAAAGGCAATAAAATTTGGCACGCTGGTAATGACGGCGGTGGTAGTGGCTTAGACGCAGATAAAGTAGATGGACTACAATCATCTCAATTATTAAGAAACGATGCTGTAACCGAAACTATAACTTCTCAAAATTGGAATAATTTTATAGATGGTACTGAAGTTCATTTTAGTTCTGTAACAAATCATACTGGTTCAAATAGACCAAGTGGTTCTTATCATTACGGAGTAGCACTGAGTTATTCTGTTGCCTCAGGAGGAAAGTTTCAACTATATGCTCCAGAAACAGCTACTGCAGGTACATCTACAAATCAAGGGCTTTGGTATAGAACGGGTTGGAGTTCAACCTATCGTCAGTGGGCTCAAATTTGGGATAGTACAAATGATGGTTCTGGTAGTGGACTAAACGCAGATTTAGTAGATGGATTACAAGCAAGTTCATTTTTAAGAAGCGATGCTACTGATACAGCTACAGGAGCATTAACATTAAATACTCAAACTTGGAATGGACATATTACTTGGAACTCTGGTAAAAATATTTATGTAGGTGGAGAATCAAGTTTTGATGTATCTGGTAGTGGTGTATTTCAAATATGGGATTCTGGAACTGGAGCTCCATTTATTAAATGTGATGTAGGAAACAGAGTAGAAATAGGACAAGCTGGTTCAAGAGGATTAAAAGTTCACGGAGATTTTGACCCTACTGGAACTCACTATGTAAGACATGGTGGTAGCGACTATTCTCCTAATATTAGTTTTTTAGGTGGTAGTAATGTTGCTGGTAGTAATGCTTATGAAAATGCAACACTGGGATATTACGATAATAATGGTACAGGATATTTTAAGTCAAAAATAGGAAGATATGGTGGAGATTTCAGATGGGTTATTGGAGATGCAGGCGGAGACGTAGAGTGTGCAATAATTTCTAAATCTGGTCTAAAAGTTACAGGTTCATTAGGGGTTAACGTAGCAGTAAATTCTTCAACTGCTGGAGTTATTAGAGCTGGTAATGATGTTATAGCATATTATTCTTCAGACGAAAGATTAAAAGAAAATGTTAAACCTATAGATAATGCCTTAGATAAAGTATCTAAGATTAGAGGTGTCGAGTTTGATTGGATTGTAAATAAAGAAATACATCCTAACGAAGGACACGATGTAGGTGTAATAGCACAAGAAATAGAAAAAGTTTTACCTGAAGTTGTAGAAACTAGAGACAGTGGATACAAAGCAGTTAAATATGAAAAGATTGTTTCTTTATTAATAGAAGCAGTAAATGAACAACAACAACAAATAAACAAATTAGAGGAGAAGTTAAATGGCTAAAGTAATCGCAGAAAAAACACAAGAATCAGTTGATTCGCCAAAAATGGTATCAATTAAACATACCAGAGTAATGAAAAATCCAAATGGTAACGATGTTACTGTTTTAGATTATGAAGAAACTAGAGATGTTGATAGTGCTATAGCAGATGCAGAAGTTCAAAAAGCAAATTTAGAAGCATCATTAGCAGAATTAGAAGCTGAATTAGTAGAGTACAAAGCAATTAAAGACGCTGAGTAATAAGTGGCCTTACAATCATCAGGTGAAATAAAGATAAGTCAGATACAATCTGAACTAGGTTATGCTAGCAATAGAACAAATGCTAGTTTAAAAAGTTTGTCAGATGGTACTGGTACATTTTTTTCTCACGTTATCAACACAGCAAATGCTGCTGCTGATAGACCTGATGGTGTAGCACCACATGAAATGTCTGAGTTTTATAGTTATGACCACACTGCTGGTGTAACTATAAGTACGAGTGGTAATACAGGATTGCATTGCTCAGGTGCACCTGGAGGTAAAGATATGGCAAATAGTTTTGCTACAATAACAATTAGTGGAGGTAGTGGAGGTTGCGATGTAGAAAACTTTACTACAAGCGGTGGACCATTTGGTTCATTAATATTTCAGTTTACTACAGATGGAAGTACACCAAGTACAAGTACTACTGGAACTTCTAGTATATCGCAGTTAAATAGTGCGTTAGCTAGTTTTAATTCTGGTACATTAAAATTAAGACCAGGATGGCATCATAATCCTTCTAACAAAGATGGTACTGGTGCATTTACTTTTACTATAACTAATGCTAGTACTGATAGTTCTGCTATAACAGGCAATATATCGTTTGGAGGATTGCAACCGTAATGAAAGTAAGTGAATACAGAGAACAAATGGCTGAAAGAGTTGCTGTTATAGAAGCTCAGGTAATTGATATTTATCACGATATAAAAGAGATAAAACAATTAGTAAAAGAGCAAAATGGCAGAGTACGTAGAAATGAACAAAACATTGCACGTATTTATGGTATTGGTATATTAGCAGCAATTTTATTAGGTTTATTATAGGAGATAACAATGGAAGTAAGTAAAGATACTAAGTTTAGTCTAAGTATAGAAACAGCAATTAGTGTAGTTGTATCTATTGGTATGATTATTGGTATGTGGTTTACTCTTCAAGGTGATATTGAAGAAGCAAAGCTATTACCAGAACCAGAAGTATCACGAATGGAATATGATTTAAAAGACCAAATGATTCGTGATAGTATTGTTAATACTGAAAGTAAAGTTGAAAAACTTGAAGAAAAAGTAGACGATATAAAAACAGATACAAGAGCTATTACTGAAACTTTAATAGACATGAATAACAAATGAGGAAACATTATGATGAAAAAATATTACAATTTATTTTTTGGATTCTTTGGGCTTGTTGCGTTGCAATCGTCATTGCACTCACAATCAGTTAACTTAAAAAGTTTTCAAGAAATACAAGCATTGAATGTTCAGAAATGTGCAGTAGTCCAGGTTAATGCTTCTTGGAATTACCAAAACAGAGTTCAGGTAGAAAAACTATCTAAACTTTGTTATGTTGCAGAAATAGATTTAAGTAATAAAACTATTGGTGCTGTAATTCAAAAAGAATGGAAAGTTAAAGTAGTGCCTACTATTATTATTTTAAAAGAAGGTAAAGAGGTTATGAGATACGAACCTGGTATTAGCATGAGATTTGATGAACAAGAAATATTTAATAAGATTAGGAAAGAAATAAAATAAGTTTTATATTTGGCATCATGCGTAAAGTATTCGGATATAATGCTACAAGGAAAAGCAATGGAAAGAAGAAAACACGTCAAGGAATGTCTAATAATACAAAATATGGAACTAAAACTAGTAAAAAATATTATAAAAAACGTAGTAGAGGACAAGGATAATGGCTAAAAAGAAAGACCCAAAATTAACAAGAGCAGGTGTATCTGGTTATAATAAACCTAAACGTACTCCTGGCCATAAAACTAAATCTCATGTAGTGGTAGCTAAAGTTGGAGATAAAACAAAAACAATAAGATTTGGACAACAAGGCGTAAAAGGTGCTGGTAAAAATCCAAAAAGTAAAAAGGATAAAGCAAGACGTAAGTCTTATTATGCAAGGCATAATGCACAAGATTCTAAACCTAGCAAATTAAGTGCTAGGTATTGGTCACATAAAGTAAAATGGTAGGAGGATACTATGCCAAAAGGTAAAGGAACATACGGAAGTAAAAAAGGTAGACCACCTAAGAAAGGAAAGAAAAAGTCTACACCTAAAAAGAAAAAGAAGAAGATGAGCTATGGTTACTAAAATTAAAGGTATAAATGTTAAAGGTCTAAATAAAAGACAAGCACAAGCTATGAAAAGACATTCACAACACCATACAAAAAGTCATATAGATATAATGGTAAAAGCTATGATTAAAGGTAAAACTTTTGGAGAGTCACATACAATAGCAATGAAGAAAGTAGGTAAATAATGGCTAAAACAGTTAGTTGGTTATGGGGTGGCAAACGTTATAAAGGAACTCTTATAAGAGAAACTAAAACACATAAATTTGCTAGAACACATAATGGTAAAATTAAAAAAATAAAAAAGAAATAATTAATAACATAATAGGAGACCTGTAAAATGGCAAAAGAAAAAAACGTAGACCTAAGACAAGAAGCTGAAACTAAAATGGAAACAATGGTTGAGCAGCATAATACACTTGTTCAGGAAATACAAGAGGCCCAAGGTAGATTGGGAGAAGTTAAACAAATGATAATCGAGCATCAGGGATATATGAAAGGCCTAGAAGCTTGTGAAAAAGACTGTGAGGTAAAATAATGGGACCATTATTAGGTAGTTTACTTGCAAAACTAGGTACTGAAAAAGTGCTTAAAGCTATTGTATTACATTTAGGAGAACACTTAGTATCTAAGTCTTCAAATAAATTAGACGACAAGCTGTTTGCAGAAATTAAAAAAGCATTAAAATAGGAGGTTTCATTGAAACTAAAAAAACGTGGTATTGTAATACCAGACCAGCATTATCCATTGGAGGATAGAGCTGCAATCGAATGTGTTAAAAAAGCAGTACTAAAAATAAAACCTAAAGTATTTGTAAATTTAGGAGATGTTGGAGAATGGGAGTCTGTGTCAGCTTGGCGATATAAAGACAAGAAATTACCACCTTTAGAGTTTCAACTTCCAATAGTAGAAGAAGATATAAGATTAGTAAATGAAGGATTAGATGAGTGGGATGAAGTTCTTAAAAAAGTGGGATGTAAAGAAAAGTATTTACTCCAAGGTAACCACGACCTCTGGTTGGATAATTTTGCTAATAAGTATCCTTATCTCAACGATTATACTTTTGAAAAAAAATGTAGAATCAAAGAGAGAGGATACAAATACAAAGAACACAACCTTCCTATAGAGATAGGTAAGTTAGCGTTCTTTCACGGTGCCTTTGCAACAACATATCATGCAAAGAAGCACTTGGAAACATATGGTGAGAATGTAATGTATGGACATACTCACGATATACAAAGACACACATTGACCAAGCTAAATGGAAACATTGGTGCTTGGGCAATGGGTTGTCTAAAAAAGATGGACCATGAAAACAATAGATGGTTAAAAGGTAGACTACATAACTGGGGTCATGCATTTGCTATTGTAGACTGGTTTGATAATGGAGAATTTAAAGTAGAAGTAGTAGAAATCATTGACGGTAAAACTACTGTTTGGGGAGAATTAATAGATGGTAACAAGTAAAAGCATAGGTAGACCTGTTGCTGGAGTATCCACAAATACTACTAGGAGAATGTTTAATTTATTAAGTAGTAGAAAAACAAAAAGGATAAACTTAAGTGGCAAAAAAAAGCGTAAATATAAATAATTTTAGTGGAGGATTAAATAACAATACTAATGCCAGGGATATTGCAGCAAATGAATTTGCAGTATTAAATAATTTAGATAATGAAACTCCTGGTAAATTAAAGTTATTTGGATATGTAGACGACTATCACAGTTCTGGAACTTATAGTGAAACACATAGTATATTTAATGCTGGTAACGGTGTAATATATCTTTCTACTGATAGAGATGTAGATGATACTAACCCTGCATTATCTAACCACGAAATTCTTTTTATTAATGATGCTAATGCTAAAAATATAGATTTTTACAATTTAGCTAGTAAAGATGTAGATATTGAACAATTTAGCTACGGTGATACAGCATCACCTATTGATGGTTATGTTATTGATGGTCAATTAAGAATATCTGCAACTAAAACAGATGCTTCCGATAATACTCCTAAATGGTTTGGTTATATAGATAAAACATATAATATGGGTAATTCTGGTGCCACTACGAACGGTGGCATAGACGACATAGGTCATGTGTACAATAAATATTACGTTGAAGATATGTATATAGCCCCATTGAAAAGTAGTATATCTGGAGATGGATATGGTTATGACCCTGAAAATTATTATAATAAAAACTTTACTCCTGGTACATCAGAAATAGTTTTAAACCACACTACTACTACAGTAGGAGGAAATGAAGTAGCTGGAGAGCTAAACATTGTTACAGGAACAAACAGCAATGGTTATATTATAGACACAAAGCTTGAGACTCCTGCTGCTACAAACACTTTGTTGGACAATGCAATGGATTTATCTGGCGGTCATGGAACTTTTTGTTTGTATGCTTTTTTTAATAACGATACATCAGCAGCAGACAAGGGAATAGGTTCAGTTAATTCTAATATTTCTGTTTATACTCCTGACCAAAAATTAGTATATGGGTTATTTGCTTCTATAGTTTATGACGAAAATCAAGAATCTTATCCAGTATATATCGGAGATATAAAACAACCTACTTTTACCGCTGTTAATACATCATTTAAAAGACCGTTGCATTTAGCATTAACAGGAAGATTACCAGATAATCCTAGGCAAACAGGTATAAAAGTATATTGGGCATTAATGAATAAAAATCATTTAGGGTCACAAGTAGACGCAGTACAACAAAAATATTTATTATTAGATATTGATTTTCAAAAAGGAATACGCATTGGTGGTGCTGATAGTTACAAAATAGCTCAAATATTTAATAGCACTAGAAAACATTATATATGGCCATTAGGTCATGCATCTTTTGGAGGAGACGAGTGGTTAATTACGGAAGGTTTATTAAGTTTATCTAAAAAAGAGCCATATTTAAACTTAAATCAATCAGTAGTAGGTAGAGCAGGGTCAGCGTTTAAAACGTCAGCTATAGCCAATAGAAGAGCTTATATAGGCAATGTAGCGTATTATGATGGTATTAATAAGGTAATTAAGTCAGATACTGTATTAAAATCTGATGTAAATCAATTTGATGTATTTAGGAAAAATAATTTTATAGATGTTGAAGTAAACGATGGTGATGAAATTATAGCATTAGAAACATTAGGTAATCAGTTATTACAATTTAAAAGAAATACTATGTATTTAATTAATATATCTAGAGATATAGAATATTTAGAAGGAACTTTTAATTTTAGAGGATGTGAAAAAGATTATCATGTTGTAAAGGGTGAAGGATTTATTGCGTGGTTTAATAAAACTTCTGTGTATTTATATGACGGTAAACGTGTAAGAGATATTAATTTAAGTGAAACAGGGCAACCAAGATTAGCTAATTGGTTTACAACATATTACCACGAAGATGCAACTATTGGCTATTTACCAGAAAAAAAATGTTTATTTATTTTTAATAATAATGCAAATGTTATTTTACAATTTGATATTAAATCAATGTCTTGGTCTTTGAAAAACAAAGAAACATTAGACGTCATGTCTAACATTGTTAACGATAATAACGGTAATATGTTGTTTTTAACAAGCAGTAGCAGTACTAGTACATTAAAAAAATGGGATGATAGTTCTGAAAATTTATCAGGAAGTAATGGGGATGTGTTATTGCAAACAAAAGATATTGATTTTGGAAATCCTGATACTAAAAAAAATATTAATACTATATATATAAATTACAAACAACCATCTAGTAGCAGAATAAACGTATATGGAGTACCAGACGTAGACGGAAATGCTGAATTAATTAGTGGTTTGGACCATACTGGTACAAGTGGTTTTACCACTGCAAAATTAGAAGTAAATGGAAGTAATGTGACAAAAGCAAATTTAAAAGATATTAAATCTTTTGCATTGCAACTACAAATAAAAGAAGTGGGTGGAAATGCTGTTGTTAACGGAGGTTTTGAAATTAATGATATGCAAATAGTTTACAGAGAAAAAGTAAGACGATGATAAAAGATATAGAAACTATACAAAAACGTGAAGCAGAACAGCAGTATAGCACTCCTGCAAAAGAAAGAAATAGTATACCTAATAATAAAGAAGGTAGCAATGGAGATACAGTTATAGTAAATAATGCTGGTAATAAAAGTTTTTATATTAAAACATTTAATGGTTGGTTTAAAATGGATTTGACACAAAATATTAATCAAAGTTCTGCACCTACAGAATCAAGTGAAACAGCAAGTGAAGAAACATCTCCTGGGTTGCCATCTGGTTCTATAGAAGTTACTAGAGTATCAAACCAGACTTTGCGTACTACATGGGAATATGGAGCTAACACAGTTAGTCATAAATTATTTAGGTCTTCATCTCCTGGGCAATCTTTTACAAATCCTGGAGTATTAATAAACCAAGGAACGTCTAATAGTTTTCATAATGATAATTTGGAAAGTGAAACAGTTGGAGCTTGGACATATAAGATGTTCTTTTTTAACTCAGGTGCTGAAAATAATTTTATACAAGAAGATACAGCTTCTACTATATCAGCATATTTACTTAGACAGTTAGACCATTTATCTAGACAAATAGGTTTAAGTTCTTTTACTAATTTACCTTACACTAGTTCTCAGTTACTAGAAGCAGCTGAAAAAGCCGACATTGATAGTAGTAATACCGCTGCAACAACAGGAGCTTTATATACAGACGATATTAACTTTACTGTAAATGCTTCTAAGATGTATGGCACAGACCAAGGTCAGGCAGTAAATTTTTATGGAACAAGTGGTAGTTTTAATGACAACGGTAATCATAGTGATAGCTACACGGGTGGTTGGTTTGGTCAAGACCATCCTACAGATGCAACATTAGATGTAGTTTTAAATATAGATGACGATGGAGATATTATTGGAAAATACTCAAGCGTTCCAGCTATACCTTCTTTTACAAAATCTGCAACTGTTAACTCAGTAATAGTAAATCTATCTGCAGAAACATATGTAACAAGACATTGGAAGGTACAAATAGATACAGTTAATACTTTTGATTCAGGAGCATTGCAAACTTTGTATGTTACACCTAGTGTAAAAGGTACTACAACAGCAAGTTCTGCTACAGGAACAGCTACCTTTAGCAGTAATATAAATTCTAATACAACATATTTTATTAGAGCTAGAGCACAAAATGGCAGCAATACAGGAAGTCCTTTGCACACTAGTGATTTTAGCACTACACAAAGTGTAACTACAAGTACAGCTGGTAGTTGGTCTAATATACCTAGCGATTTTACTTTAACTGGGTTTGGATTTAATGGTGCAGATTTTTCAGACTTATTTCAAGTAACATTAAACAGTGGTACTGGCAATACTACTATATCTTGTAGTCAAAGTGGTTTAAGCGGAGTTTTATGGTGTGACGTTAGTACAAGTGGAGACCCAGGGCAAAATCATTTAACATATGGTCCTGTAAAAACTATAACACATAGCGGAAGTTTTACTAATCAAACTTATTATGTTAGGTTTTATTATCAAAGAACTAAAAGTATTAACAATAATACAACACAAGATGTTACGTTTACAAACAGTACAAATGTAAATACAGATTTAGATATAACGTGCATAGGCACATCATAAGGAGAAGATTATGGCAAGTAGAGTAGGTTTAATTATGTCACAAGTAAGGGGACAGTTAAGTCAAATATATAGAGAAGAACCTCAAGACGGAGGAATGTTAACAGATATTGTAGCTGGAGTTAAAGGCGGACAAGTAGTTTATGAAGGTATGAAAGCTGTTGGTAATGTAAAAAAACAATTTCGTGATGAGTATATGAAAGGAAAATTTCATGACCAAAAGGGGACTGGTGATAATTTATTATCTAGAGTAGGTGAAAGAATGTTTGGAGAATACAATGTAGATACAAGCACAGAATATTTTAAAGATAAAAGATTAAAAGCTTTTGAAGCTAAAGACCCAGATATAGTTAAATTGTATAATCCTGAAACAAAAGTATATGACAAGATAAATATTGCACCACCTAAAGAAGAATTACCTAAAAATGAAGTACAAATTTATTTAAGTGATGGTGAAGTAGAAAATAAGGTAACTAACGATTTTATTATAACAATAACAAAACCAAGTTAAAGGAAATATTATGCAATCAGTAATTGAAATTATAGCAAAAGAAAGAGGAGCTAGCCAAGCAGAAATGTTGCAATTACATGCTATGGAAGTATCAGAGCTAGAATCTAAAGGTAAAAATATAGCACAAACTTCTGGTGGACCAGGAAGAGGAGTATATCAATATGAAAAAACAAGTGATGGTGGTTCAGGTGCAGCTAAAGATGCATTAGTTAGATATAAAAGATTTTATAGTGACGAAGCTTATGGAGGTGTTATGCCAGAAAGATTTAGAAAAGAATTAGAAGGGATAGATTTAAATAATCCTGATTTTACTCAGTTATCACCAGAGTTGCAGACAGAAATATTTTATGCTGATAAAGAGCAAAAAGCAGGTTTTCCGTTAGACAAATTAGGAACTTCAGAGTTTACATTAAAAGATGCTTGGTTAAAATCACATTGGGCAGGAGCAGATGCAGATATGCCTAGCAAAGCAAATTATTATGACAAAACTATACAAAATTTTATGATGCAAGAAAACAATAAAAGAGATGAAATGATATATCAAAATGCTAAAAAACAAGCATCAAAAATGGTAAATTGGACTATACAAAATACTATGGATGATTTAGGACAAGTATTTATTGAACATCCAGATAAATTAATTAGTGAATACGGAGGAGAGTAATAATGGGAGATGGTGAAAACGCAGCTATACAAACAGGTGCAAATATTGCTACTAATGTAGCACTTAAAAGTGCAACAACTGGAGGTAGTGCAGCAGGAGCATTAGCAGCTATTCCAGGTTGGGGATGGGCAGCTATTGGTATAGGAGCATTAGCAGGATTTTTTGGAAGTAGAAGAAAACGAAAACGTGAACGTAGAAAAAGAGAGCGTGCTAGAATTTTATTAAACGAACAGTACGGTGCTTTGCAACGTGCTCAAGCAGGACAAGCAGCAGAGTTTGCACAACAAAGAGGTTTTATGAATCAAGCTGCAGGTATGGAACAGTCTAGAGCTATTGACCAATACGGAATACAAGAACAACAAGCATTAGGTGGTTTAGGAAGAACTAATCTAGCAGGAAGTGGAGCTGGTCAACAATTAATGGACCAAAGTCAAAACCAGTTTCAACGTGAACAAGGAATGAGAGATTTAAAATTACAGGAGTCAGCATTTGGATTGCAAATGAGAGAAGCTAGTGCTGTTAGAGATGTACAGTCAGCTGGATTTGAATTAGACAGATATGCTGCTGAAAAAGGAATAAAATCAAATTACGGACAATCTTTATTGTCTATGTACGGAGGGTACTAAAATGAGTAGAACTAGAGAAACTATAATGAATCTTTCTGAAATTTTAGGTGCGTTAAAAGAATTTAATGAACCTTATAGAGAAGCTCAAGATAGATTAGAAACTATGGCTTTTGAAAAATCTATGATTGAAGCAAAGTTTCAACACGAAAAAGCAATGGCTATAGAAAATAACAATTCAGCGTTAGCATTATATCAAGCACAAAATAAATTTATGGCAACAGACCCAGATATGATAGCTTTAAGAGAAGAAAAACGTAAACAAGAAATAGAGGATTTAGAGTTTGGAGCTAAGGTAAGAATAGCAGAAGCAAAAATTACTGCACTTGGAGAATCAGAATCATTTAGATTGACATCAGATGGTACTATTTTTATGGAAAATTTAACTAGAAATGAACAAGCAGGAGAAAAAGTTAAAAATGCAGCTGAAGGTTTATTGTTAAAAGACCAAAACGGAGAATTAAATATTACAGATTTACAAGACATGGAAGGTTTAGGTGGAGAAAAGATATTTGATTACGAATTAGGAGACATTGGAAAAGGTGTTGGAACGGCAGGTGTTGCTGCTTTATCTCTTAATTGGCTTGCAGGAGCATCAAAGGCGGCACCACATCCAGCTGTTAGAGGAGCTGGGTATTTTTTGACTGCAGCGTTAGCACTACCAGCTGTTGCAGATGCTTTGGAAACGACAGCTGAAATCCAAGGAGCTGTTGGTAAAGGTTATGAAGACGTTGCAGGTATGTCACTATTAGGTACAAGACAAGACGCTATAAATGCATATTTAAAAGATAGAGGAGCTTTGCTTATAAATTTACAAGGCCCTGCATCTGAAATATCTTCGGGGTTAAATTTGAATATGCCTAATGCTTTAGCTACTAAAGAAAAAATAGAGGGTAAATTAAAACTTATTAAACCTACTGACGATATACTAAGTTTAATAGAACAATATGGTACGGAAGATAATCTAAAGACATATCGAGGACAAAATGAAGTAATAGTTAATTTTGACGATTATTACGAAACAGGTGTTATAGGTGAACTTACAAGAGACCAGGTATATGGAAAGAAAAATCAAAAAACTGATGTTATGACTGAGTTAAATGCACTAGATTTAACACACCCTAGTAATGATAAAAACGTAATTGACAACGTAATCGATTAATGAACGACCAATTACGTTATTTAAATGAGCTCGTTAAGGGAGGAACGATAAGTCAAAACGATTATGTAAATCGTTTATACTTAGCATATCAAAACAATCCTACTGGTTTTAGTGCAAATGACACAGATTATATAGAACGTGTTATGAAAGCTGCTGATGTTCCATTTAATAGAGACATGGTTGCAGCAGAAGAATCCCTTGGTTCTGTTTTAAATCAATTTGTATCTGGATTTGCTGAAGGTTTTACTACTTTCGGATGGGCAGATGACGCAGATACTTCTAAAGAATCTATAGCTAATAAAGTTGGACACTTGGTAGGTTTAGCACCTGACGTTCTTGCTGGTGTTATGACAATGGGTGCATCTCTACCTGCTTCTATAGTAAGAAGACAAATTCGTAAAGGTGTAGGATATACTGCTATTAAAGAAGGCGGTGCTATGCAGACTAAAAAACTTTTAGACCGTGGTACTAAAGCATATAGTAAAAAGACACAACAGATTGCTGAAAGATTAAAAATTGGTAATTTTGATTTACGTAAAGAAAGTATTAATCCTTTAACAGGTGAAAAACAATTCTTTCTAAGGTCAGTACCAATGCGTATATCTGATTTTGTAATAGATAATGCACAAAAATCTTTAGATAAAAATGGTTTATTGGCATCGGGATTTTTAAATAAAGGTTTATTAGGAAACGAACAATTTAGAAAAGTTGCACATGATGGTATACATCTTGGTATAGCATTAGGTGTAAGTGCTAGAAAAGAAGGTCCTGCAGGTATGGTAGAGTCTGCTATGCATGGTGCTATGGCAGGTGCTGTATTTGGTGGTATATCAGAATATGTCAACATTGGTAAACTATTGGCTAATCCTAACACAAAAAAATTAGGTGAAGAAGCTATTCGTAAAATGATTCAAAGACCTACTGAAAAAGAAGCTGTACAAAATTTATTTGCAAGAGGTGTTTTAGGTTCTGCTTACACAGGTGGTTTAGCTAGTTACCACCAGATGCCTTTGCCAGAACAAATATATGAGTATGCATTAGGATTCTTTTTTGGTGCTAGTGGAAGGTCAGTAGCAGAAAATAAAGCTACTAAATTTTTAGCTACAAACCCTATACCAGGTGATGCAAATTTAGCAAAATCAAAAGAAAGTTTATTAAAAACAAAAGAATATAAAGAACTACCAAAAGAATCTAAAGATTACATAGATAGACATTTTAACGAGCTGTATGTTCAGCAAAAAGATAAAATACAAGGTGCATACGATTTGATGGGTGTAGAGTATGTACGTAAAGCACAAGAAGAAAATATTGACTTAGAAAATATAACTCCAGAACAACATAAAGCATTATCAGAATCTTTAAAAGAAGATTTTAAATATTTAAATTTAAATAAAGAAGAAGTAGAAGTTAAGTTGTCTTCATTTAAAGAACGTATAGAAAAAGAAATTAAAGACACCGAACAAGTTAAAAAAGAAAATGTAGATGATTCAAACAGACCTGTATTAGATGGATTTGATACAATTATAAGAGAAATTAAAACTCAAGATTTGAATGACAATATAGTTAAAGATACTATTACAAAAACTTTATATAATGAAATTATAGAAAAATATCCTTCACTACAATACGAAGATTTAGCTAGAGATTTGACTACAAAAATAAATGAAAACTTAAATAACTATGAAGGTTTTGTAAAAGGGTTTAAGGAAATTTATCCAGAAGTAGATATACCTAAAGGATTTAAACAATTTTTTATGAAAAAAGTTACTTACAGATTAGGTAACAATATAATGTTAGATGTCAATGATGTTGTACAAGAAATAGGACCAGGTGGTAGAGAATCTGACTCTAAAGGAAATTTAATACTAGTTAAAGAAGCTCCTAATAAATATAGTAAAATGTACGGAGACGATAGAGTAAGAGTTGTTTTGAGATATATAGAAAGAGAAGTTCCTGATTTAGATAAAAAACCTATTGTTAAAGAAGAATTTAATCCTGAAACAGGTAGAAAAGAAAAAACAGAAGAACAACCTACTAAAAAAGAATTGATAGAACCTTTTGGTGCTGAAGGTGTAGAATTTTTTATGGACATGAATCAAAAACTTATGAAAGATTCTAATCAATATATACATAGTGCTAACAAAGATTCGGGTATGATTGTTATACAAAAATTACCTTTTAATAAAGATTATAATATAAATACATTCATTAAAACTTTAGACCAAGTTATACAAGAATATGCACCAGGTTCTGAAAAAACAAATAAAATAGAATATAAAGAAACTACTGCTAATGCAATTTACGAATTGCTAGACAATGGTTTAATTACTAGAAATGAATTAAATGATTTTGGAAAAGTTAAAGAAGCTTTAAGAACTTATTTAAATCCTAAAAATAATTTTCCACAAAGTGCCGCAAAAATTAATAAATATCAACCATTATCGCAGGGTATAGATTTGCCTATACCAATAAAAGATATACCTGAATTACTTGGAATCCCTCTAAGTAAAGTTGAACAAGAAGGATTCTTTAATATGTCAATAATGAAAGACCCTCCTCCATTTAATCCTAAAGGTGAAAAGTCTGCATTAGACGGAGTTATATATGTTAGACAAGATGTCTTTGATAGAATGCGTAAAATATATGATATAGATTCTTTTAGTTTTTTTATGAAACCTGTAGGTCATACATCACCTAGAAATGGAGCTGGTCATGTAAAATTAAAAGCAGGTTTATATAGAGCAGATAATAAAATGAACGATTATTTAGTAGAAAATAACAGACATATGCTTATGTATGATTCTGCTGCTAAACAAAGAGGTAACATACAATCAGGTAAAATGACATACGATGTAGCTTCTGGTAAATACAAATCTAATGGTAAAGAAACTGTATTTAAAGTAAGGCCAAACGAAATAGGTATAAACGTAGATGTAAAAGAAAAAGTAAAAACTCGTAATATAAAACTATACAAACAATTTATAGATAAAAACACTAGCTTAGAATTAGATGAAGCAGGTAGACCAATATTCAATGAACAGTTTTTTGATTCTATGGCTGCATTACGTAATGAAAATTTAGTTGGCGACAAAGAATTAACAGAAAAATATTTAGAATTAGCTAAAGATTCTGATAAATTTGCTAGAAGAGATTTGTCTGATATAGATATAGACAAGTTAGATACAACGGTTATTGTTAAAGAAATACAAGAAAATTTAGATTCGCCTTCTGGTAGATGGGCAGCAAGACAGTTATTTAGAAAAACTCAATCTGAAGATTTTGCTTTAAAAGAAACTTATGTATTGGCAGATATGGCAGAAATTACTAAAACAAATAATTTTATGATAGGTGCTGAACGTGCAGACTATGCTATATCTTATTTAATGAGAGAGGGTAACAAACCTTTATTGAATAGAATTTTGGGTAATTACATAATATACAGAAGCACCAGGTTAAACGTGGAAACAGGTTTTCATGCTGTTGCATATCCTTTTTCACAACAACAAATGGCAGAAGGTGGTATACGTACAAAAGAATTTAAAAGAGGTTCTGGTGCTAAAACTGACCCTGTATTGATAGAAAGAATTAATAAAGAAACTGGTGAAATTACAAAAGAAGAAATGACATTAGGAGAAGCGTGGGATTTAATTAAACCTGGTGGAAAACTTGCTCCTGGTGCAGAAGGATACAGGGAAGTTAAAGATGCATTAGCTTTTGCTATTATGCGTTCACCTAGTTCTAGTAATGGAGCAATTAGAATATTGGAGTTTGGTGGATTTATTGAAGACGGAGGAAGTCACGGTTATTATTCAAATGAATATAATGATTTAATGAAAGGTGGTATGGATAAAGATGGAGATAAGGTTGTCGGTTATCAATCACTTCCAAAAAATATAAAAGATGCTTTTGCTAACAAAAAAATACAACGTGAATTTGAAAAAGAAAACGGAGACCTTTATCCATTAAAAGACGAAGATGGTAGCTTAGACATTGCTATTAGATATTTTGGTGCTGAAGAAGCTCCTTCTGATATATCAAAAATGTTTAGTACTAGAACAAGATTAGGAATAGGTGAAACATCTTACGATGGTAAAAGTGGTATGGGTCAAATTATAAATGGTACTACTCAACTACAAATATTTATGCAAATGGCTAAAGAAAATGGTGGTAAAATAGATTTAGGAGATGGTGCAGAAATTATATTAAAAGAAAATAATCCTGGATTTCAAAGATTAAAACAAATTTCTATTGTAGGTTCTAATATACACGCTGATAGTGCAGGTTATAAAAACATATTAAAACCAAGAGATAGTTTGACAAAAATATTTAACGATTTTTTTGAGTATAGAAACCCTAATCTTACAGAATTGCCAAACGCTGACCAAATATATGGACCTAAAAATAAAATAGAATTAGGTGTAGACTTTGACATAATGTTTGAAGGTGAAGCAGTGGGTTCTTACAATTTATCTTTTTATTCTATGTTTAGAGATAAATATGGAGCTTCTGGATTGCAAGCTTTTAGAAAATTTCACAGAATGTTAAATGATAAAGCAGACCTTACTGAAATTGTACAAGTGTCTAGAGACTTTTTAAATTATTTTGATAAAAACAATGAAGGAACTCCTATTAATAATTACTATACACAAATAGCTAGAAATTTAGCTAAGTATGAGGAGTTTGATTTATCACCATTTAGTTATACTAATTATGCTGATGTAAAAAATTTAATAGGTATTATGGAAGGTGCTCAAAAAAATATTCAAGATAGTCCTATTTTAAAAAATTTGAAATTAATAGATTATTACTCTACAAGTTTATCGCAAAATGAAAAAGATATATTGTCTTCAGACCCTACAAAATTAGAAGCAAGATTAAATGAAATTATTGGTATAACCTTAATGGTAAAACAAGGAGAAAGAGTTTTAGAAATATTAAATAAAATACCAGAATTGCAAGGTAGAAAAGGCATTGACATATTAAAAGAAATAACAAACAGGGCATATGAATTAAAAATACAAAATAGACAATCGTATTTATTATTAAACAAAATGAATACTAATACAGCTAACAACGGGGAAGAAATTAATCCTTTAAATGTTACTAAATATATTACAGCACAAAAACAAGGTTTTGTACGTTATGTAGAATCTTTTGGTTATAAAAACTCTAGATTAAAAGAGGATATAGTAAAAGAGTTAGAGTTGTTTTATGACTTTGCATTACTTGGAAATGTAGTTCCAGAATCATTTTCAAAAATGGACATATCTGGTAAAGGTAGAAAAAAAGTAGAATTAAACGTTGAGTTGCAAAGATTAAAACAAATGTCTGAAAAAATTAAAAGAGAATATAAAAAGTATGGAGATGGTCCACATTTAGATAATTTATACAGAGTACAAAAAGGTATTTTAAATGACGTACAAGGAAAATTTGACCAAATATTTCAAAGTCCTGGTATAAGCAAGGAAAGCACTAGAAGATTTCATTATGAATTAGACAGTTTTATTATAAAGTCAAGAGGACGTCAAGAAGAAATAGATAAAAAAGAAGAACCAGCTGTTAAAGAAATAGAAAAAGATATAGAAAAACCTACGTTATCTGAAGAAATACAAATTAAAAAATCAGATTATGGTAAAATTAAAGACTTTAACATTGAAGATGCTTTATTAAAAAAAGCTAATGACCCTAATATAACTGAAGAATCTATTGTTACAATGCTAGAATTTCACAGTTTATTAGAAAGCAGACCTGGTATTAAAGATTATATAGAGCCATTGTATGAATCTTTTCAAGGTGGTGTTGTAACAGGTAAACCTTTTGAAGAAATTACAATAAAAGAGCTGCAATCATTGATGAATTATATAGAAGCAGTTACTACACCAGGTTGGATTAAAAGTTTCTTTTATGACCCTAAAGTAAGAAGAGGACCTGCAGGTAGAGACCATATATTAAGTAAAGGTTATACAGAAGAATATATAGCTGGAGCTACAGAATTTGAAAAAGATAGTACATTTAAAAGAGTAGATAATATTGTAAAAGATAAGAATGGAAACATAACATTTAAATCTGGTAAAGTTCCTACTACTACTTTGGGATATGGTAATGAAATACAATATACATTCCATCAAATACAAAACACATTTAATAGATGGACTAAAGATATTTTGTTAAAAGAAAATTTTGATTGGGCAACTTTAGATAGTGGTAATTTAATTGGTACACATTTTGATTTATTATATAGCGGTATGCAGTTTAGACGTGAATATTCCGATGGTAAAGGACCTATATATTTAAGAAAATCTGTTGACGCACAAGCTAATATTAAAAAATTGTGGTTAGCAAAAAAGAAATTAATAGATGCACTCGTAAAAGAAAAAGTAGAATTTGAAATTAAAGACCCAGCAAATCCTGGTAAAACAAAAAAAGTAGGAGCATACGAAGTTTTAGATTTGATGAATCAAAGATATACGGAAATTATGACTAAAGTTTATAATGATGTTATTGTAAGTAAAGGTCCTAGAATACGTAGAAAATTAAAACAAGCAGGTTTTGAAACAGACAGATATAATATTCCAGAAAATGAACGTGTAGATTTAAGTAAAGTAGAAAACAATACTTCTAATATAATTCAAGCAGAAGTTAATGAATTAAAAAGTTTATTGTTTGACAAGAATGGTATTATGTCAGACGTTAAAAAAATAGATGCTATTTTTAAAGGTATTTTAGATTTAGGTCCAGGTAATGTAGAACAAATATTAAGAGAAACATTTTCTGTAGCAGATGCACGTTTTATAGAACATAACTTATTAGTAAAAGATATGTTAAAAACACATTTTCCTGATGTAAACTTTAATAAAGAATTGAGTAAAAAAGAATTTGAAAAACCTAGAATTACTGTAAATGGTAAAGCAGAAAGCATACAAACAGTTTTAAAAAGAATTAATGAATTACATAATATAAATACTAGAATAGGTTTAGGTAGATTTATAAACGAAAAAACTGGAGAAGTAGATAGCTATGTTCCACATATTGGAGGTATGGATTTTCAAGGTTTAAGAGATGTAAATAAAGAACATATTAAAAAGAAAATAGAATCAAAAATAAATGAAGTAATAGGAAAAAATGGTGAAAAATTTGTAGTTGAAAAATTACCAAGCGGTGTTAGAATAGAATATGAAGCAGGTTTAATTAGTAAAGATGTTGCTATAGCATTAACAAAAAGATTTTATAAAGAATTTTATGACAAAGAAATGATTACTGGTGTTGACCTTGAACTTTCTATAGGTGAAGAATCTAGTTTACGTTTATTAAATACTAGACCTGAGATACAAGTAGATAATAGCAATAGAAACATTGTAAACTCTAGAAGTGTAGATGAACTTCCAGGATGGAGAACAGACTTTAGTGCTACAGAACGTTATTTACAAGCAACATATAGTAGTTGGGTAAGACAAGTACAAAACATAAAATTAAAACTTATTGCAGACCAATTCTTAGAAAAGAATCCTTTTGGTAAAGATAAAGAAGGAATGGATTTAAATAAACAATGGCATTCATATATACTAGATGTATTTAGTAATAACAATGGATTTCCTTCATTGCGTAATTTTAACCTTCATGGTATTAAAAAAGGTGAAGCTATGTTAATTCAAGCTTATATAGATTCAGGTTTAGATAGAAAAAAAATGAAAGAAAAACGTAATTTAAGTAATCCAGATTTAAGATTTTTAGATTTAGTTGACGTCAATTTTGGTTTAACAAAAGCACAGAAAGCACAAGTAGATGCAATAACAGACCCTGCAAAAAAATCAAATGCTATATTAAATCTTAGAAAAAACAATTTAAAAGAAATATTACAACCAGAAAATATAAACAAAATAGGTAGATTTAATACTGCTTATGATGTATTTAGTGATGAAGCTGTAGTAGGATTTTTTGAAAGAATTAATGATGCTTTTGGTGGTAATATATTAAAAGATGCACCTAAAAGTGGAACAGCTAGAAGATATTGGTTAGTACGTAAAGCAAAAGCTTGGAGTGAGCTAGAAGGTAAATTTGAAATGGTATCTTTGTTATCACACCCTAAATCAGCTATAACTAATTTTTATGGCGGTTTTTCTAACACTATTGTTGACGAAGGTTGGTCTTCATTTAGAAAAGCAAATAATGAAGCATGGTTATTAAACAATGTTTTCTTAAAAGGTTCTTTCTATTACACTGTAGACGCTCAAGGTAAAAGAAAAAAAGTGGAAATACAAAGTTATAACGATATTATAGACTGGTTATTTAGAGAAGGTTTTATTGAAGATGGTCTTGTTACTGAAGGTTATTACAGTCAAAAGAAAGCACAAGTAGATAGGGGTCGTATTAGAGATTTAATAGTTAGAAAAATACTTGGAGAAAAAGACGCCAAAGGTAATAACTATTTAAATATGAGTGATAAAGAAGCAGCTGCATTACATTCAAGAACAATGGGAGAAGCTATTAAAGAACTTGGTGTTGTAGAAGGTTTGACTGATGTTGGTTCATTTTTTATGAAAAAATCTGAAATGGTATTAAGAACCAGGACTGCGTTAGCTTCTATCATTAATGCAAGACAAATACTGGGACCAGAAATTACAAAAGATATGGCTTTTAATGACCCTATTATATTAAACATTGCTAGAAAATCTGTAAAAGCATCACAGTTTGTTTATCACGCAACTCAAAGACCTAATTTCTCTAACACTAATCTAGGTAGAATTATGACACGTTTTCATCCTTACGCTTGGAATAGTATTGGTAGAAGAATAGATATATATGGTCAAGGTGCTAATCAAAAAATATGGAACAATGAAGTGAAGAAAAAAAGAGCTAACAATCAATTTACAGCAGATGTATTTGCATTAGCTATGGCTAATATATTTGCATCATCTATATTTGAATATGCTTTATCACCACCTATGTCTTGGATGCAAGATACTTCTGAATTAATATTTGGTGATGAAGAAATGAAAGATAGAGCATTTTTTAGTCAATACCCTCATCCATCACTAGCACCATTAGCTATTGTTACACCACCAGTAAGTAGATTTATATTACCTCCATTAACTGCAATGATTAATGGTAACTATGATAAATTCTGGAATTATCAATTTCATACATATTTTCCATTTGGTAGATTAAGTAAAGATATTTATAGAACTATTAAGTCTCCAGCTATGGCACCAGACTTTCTAACAGGATTGCCGCTACATAAAGTTCATGCATACTCTAGAGATTACTTTAAACAGGAAGAATTAGAAGATATACTAGCAGAACTTAGAAAACAGAATGAAAATGACGATTAATATAGGTTTTGCCCTCTAATTCAAACGATATAGGGCTATAAAAGGAGTGACGATACTTTATACCAAAAATATATTTTATCGCCGTATAGCCCTATTCTCGTCATCTTTTTTTCTTTAATTTGTCATTTTCTTTAGATAAATCAGATAATATGCGTTTTAATGGAAATTTATCGGTAAATATGTAATTATTTTTATTTAATTCATATTCTTTGGTTAAACTCCAGGTTTTATCATCTTTCATTTGACACTCCTTATTCCTTCCATTAATCTTTCTACACTTACTAGCACACCTAACGATGTATTGTTATCACCGCCAGGCATACCTTTAACACAAAGTCTAGCTTTAATTAGATATCGCAATGCTTTTTTTAATAATTCTGTGTTTACAATTAAAATACAACCATCTTGCAATATATAAGCCCATTTATCAGCTTTAGTAGTTGCAATACCAGATGCTTTACCTCTTGATTCGTATTCTATGTATACATTACCAGTCTTTTGAGTTTGTCTGTCACGTTTAACTTCAACATTGCAATCATTTAATAATGCAGCTATTTCAGTTTCTCCTTCTTGACCAAATTTTAAATCATACTGGAAATCAGAATTATAATCCATTACAGAACACAAAGTATATTGTCTTGACTCATAAACAAAACTTCTTGTTTATCTATATCTTGGACTACAAATCCTGGACCAAACAATACTTTATCTCCTATTTCTACTTCATCGGCATCTTTACCTTTAGCAGTAACTACGCCAACATTTTCTTTTATTACTTCATCAGTTGTTAATATAATACCAGCTTCTGTTTTATTGTCTTTAGATTGCTGCTTAATTACAACTTCATTTCTTAATGGTTTCATATCGTCTCCTTACTATTCCCCCTCTATTGTTAATATATTATACATTCAGTGCCAACCAAGATGTATTTGCTTTTAAGGGTAAGATGGATTTGCACCACCCGCTTCCTTCAAAGCGTGTTAATAGTGAGGGGGAATAATGATTATTCTTCTTCAAATAGTTCGTGAATTTTTTCTAACATTTTCTTAATAATTTTATGCTCACCTGGTGATACCCAAGGTGCTTTCTTGAAATTAAGTAATGCAGAACGCATTATCAACAATTCTTCTTTAGTGAATTTAGTCATCGCAACACTCACAATTCCCTATTCTAGGTTGTTTATCTTCTAATCCTCTTATAATTTTATTTTGTTTATTGTAATCTACCATAAAAGGATTTTCTAATTTATGTAATACTTCTCTAATCATTTCTACATTAACATCTAAATGTATATCTCTATACCTATGTTTTATAGTAATTAAATTAGCCAAAGCACTTAACACTTCTTCTACTTCTTCTTTACTAAGATTTACTTTCGCCATCTTTTATCTCCTTCATCATTTTTATCCATTTTCCAAGAGGCATTATAATTAACGCTTCTTTTCTATCCATCCTTGTTACCACCGCATCTACATCATCGCCGTGATAATCTGGATATAGCCATTGTGCTATTTTCTTTCTACGTTTTGCTTGTATGGTCCAATCCTCAACAAGACAATCAACTACTTCACTAAATCCTAGTGACCTACCATCAGAGGCATAGGCCCTCTTTGCAGAGAGCCCTTCCTCTTTAGCTGCGTTAACAATCTCACGTTCTAGGTTGTTACCACGTATTTTATTTCTGTGTGCCATTCCATAACCTCAATGTAAAGTTTAATTCAATAGGTCCTACAGCAAATATAATACAAAAATGCTGTCCTTCCTCTTCTTGAAATGATACACCAAATTGGAATAAATATAACAATGTAATGCGTTGCATTATTATGTTTGAGTTATTTACTGTGTCCAATCTTATCATTATTGACTCCAATCAACTTGTCTAAAGGTCATTGTTTCGTAATCAAAGAGTGCTGTCATTTCAAATTTGCCATCATCTCTTGATTTCTCACTAGATATTACTCTAGCTTTTTCGTCACGATTTCCTTTAACCATAATTACTTTGTCTGCTTTCTGTACTACATTAGTACTACCTTTCAATGAATGTAATGCTATAGTATTACCTGCTGCAGATATCTTGTTAACGTGATGCACAGCTATAATAATTATATTATGTTTCTGTGCCATTTCTTTTAGTGCACCAATGATAATGTTTTGTCTTTGTATTTCAGACTCTACTCTATCAACGTGCACCTCATCAGTCGTATCTACTACTAAGATGTTAGGTTCATGCGTAGCAATTACCTTCTTAATAGCTTCTATTTCTGGTGCTATTGTCATTACTTGTATATGACCTAATTGTTCTTCAAAAGATATATCTGGATTAGACTTTACTTGGTCTACAACCCATCCTTCTGTTTTCTTATTAGCTATTTGAACAAACCTTCTAAATGTAAGAAATTCATTCATTTCTAATGATAAGAACAATGTATCTTTAAGTGCTCCTACTACTACATTTTGTACAAATGCAGATTTACCCATACCAGTATCACCAGAAAATACAACTAATTCTCCTGGTTTTATAATATAGTCTTGGCAATTAAATATATCAGCCATATTAATTGACTTCTTGGTAATATCATTTTGCAAATATTCTACTAATGATTTAGTCATATCGTTTACATTTTTGATATCCAATGTATAATCTTTTCTTTTGAAATGAATACACTTTGGGTCGCAATATTCAGACATAATTACATCATTGCAGCCATATTGATAGTTACCATCAAATACATTACTTACAGTTCTAATTACTTCTTCGTCATCCATAGCACCATTAGACCATTGCAGCATACCATTTAAAGCAACTACATAAGGAACACCTGCTCTTTTGTAGGTGCTAGACATACGCATCATTTTCATATTACGTTGTCCTTCTATTGGTCCTTCATTGAAAGCGTGTTGCATACAAGTAACTACTGACGTAGTATCTTTACTTTTGTATCCACCAGTGCTAACTGCTTGTGACGTAGAAACGATTAAGTTTTGTAAGTATGGTTCTACTTCTTTATCAACATTTAATGTGTCGTACCAACCATCTTCTTTCCAGTGTTTATATGATTTATAATCTTTAGCCATATGTTTAACATCATCGTACTTAAGATTCCAGATAAGACTATATGGAATAAACACTTTATATAGTCCTGTCTTTTTGTTTAAACTCCATGGTGCTCTAATGATACGTGTTTTATCAAATATACTATCTGCAAATGATAAATGTTCTTTCATAGTAAGTTTTACTTTTTCGTGTAATAACCTACTGGGTTGAAATCCAAATACATTTAATAGTTCTACATGATATCCATTACCACTAAACCATATATTCACGTGAGATTTGTCAATGCCTAAATCTGTAATTTCTTCTAGACATTGCAACAGATAAGGTTGGAATGCATCATCGGCAATATTGCCTTTGTCTACATCTAATATAATAGAATCTAAATAGGTTAAACCATCGAATCCTTTAACTGTTCTGTTAACTTCCATGTGTTGACTTAGTGTTTCATCAAAGCTATAATAGCTGCGATACATCTCACCATTCCACGCATTATTTTTAACTAACTTATTAAATTCATCGATGGTACCTATGCGATTTCTATTAGAGACACTACCATTGATAATTTCAATTATAGTCTCTTTATTTTCCATCCTTTAGCCTTTGTTGTTGGGATGACAGTCTCTTCTAATTCTAGACCTAGACGCATCAAAGTATTACTTTCACGAATCTTTCTAAATGCCCTAGAATAAGTACTTGGGGTATGTACTTTTTGATGAGCTAATCTTCCATACACTGGTACTTCTGCTTCTAAATCATAGGAAGCAAACCAGGGGTCAGAAGAATTAGCTCTACCGTCTATCCATCTTAATATTATACCTTCAGCAGTCATTAGAAAGGAAGGTCATCAACAGTTTCAGTTTTCTGTGCTGGTTCTCTATTTCCAAGCATTTCTTCGACCATTGTTTCTTGAGGTTGTTGATAGTTTTTAGGATAACCTTTTGCTATCTGAGCCATAAATTTCTTTTCTAACTCATCTGTATCATTAGGATTAGATACTACTCCCCAAGTAGCTCTTTTGTATTTACCAGATGCTGCATAATTAATAACAGCTACTTCACCATCAATTAATGTATCAACATTAACTTCACCTACGTCAGATACGTTAATATCTTTTCCAGATGCAAGATAAAGAGTGTTTAAATCTTCTGGAAATGCCATACCAGTTACAATACCATTCACATCTTTTTCAAAGTTCTGATTGATAAATGTAGTGTAGTTATATCCATTGTCTTTATCTTCTAGTTTTAATCTAATACTACAGTCATTGTATTGAGAATCAATTTGTTCTGCTTCAACAATACGACATTGATTTACAAACCAATTTTTATTAGAAGTGTTGGTTTTCACTTTTGTTCCAGTTATAGCCATTTATTTAGCTCCTTTTTTCTTCGTTAACGATTCAAAGTATTCTGTACTTTGACTTACTTTAAGTTTTGTATCAAAGAATCCTGCTTGACGTTTTTGTTTATAACGCAAGTAATCATCTTCTGGAAGTTTCTTTGCATCATTAGCTAATCTAGCTGCTTTATCCATTGCTTCTAATGATTTAATTGTAGGATTAATTTGCTTTTGTTTAGCTTTAGCATTATCTACTTCTTCTTTACTAGCAATAGCAAAGTCACCACCAAATCCTGCAAATGCTAATGCACGACCTACTGCTGATGTTTCACCATTTTCTAATGCTGATGTTTTATTTACAAATCCTGTGTTATCACGTTCAGCTGCATGACCCACATAAAACCATTCTGGTTCTTTTACTGGATTTGGAATTACTGTTGCTTTTACAACATATTCATTACAGGTTTCTCCTGTAGGTGTATCAATAACTTGACTTACACTAATTAGTTCTGTCTGTATCGATGCTTGTGGAAACTCATCTGCGAATGCGATAAGTCTATCTTTTACTTCGGTATATTCTCTACCTTTAAACTTCATATAATCTCCTTATTATATTTTTATTATTATTGGACTAGTAAGTTATATATAATAACCCACTAATCCAATTATTTTATTTACTTAAATGGTTTATCTATTGTATATACAGGCATACCAAGAGGTGTGTCATATAGATATTTCAAATCCCAACCTCTTATCATAGTGTTTTCTCTCCATGTACAATAAACATAATATGACCATTCATCTACTAACTTAGGTTCGAGATAATATTTACGCTGTTCTTCTATCTCAAACCCTTCTATTCTTTTCATTACAAACTGTTTTGCAAGTAATTGTAATTCATCTTTTCTATATCGTTTCTTTATCATTTATCAACTCCATATATTTAATTGTCTGATAACAAGTATTAAACAATATATTACCCATCATATGTGCGTGATATCTTTCATCTTCTGTATTAGCTTTACTAATTAAGTTTAAGCCAACAGAAGATAAATACACAATAGCATCACATAATTCTTCGTATGCTTCTTGTGTAAATATCCTACCATCTGATTC